GGTTGTGTATTTTGTTTGTTTGATTGTAGCTCATTTATTACCTTCTTGGATTTGCCATTGTATAGGTCGCATCCATTAACCTGTCTAAATCATCTGCTTTTTTTACAATTTTACTTCCTTCAACCATTAACTCTAAAGTTTCTCGCAAACATTGCTCTACAAACTCTTCTAATTTTTTTGCGTCTGAATCTAATGGTTGTGGATATACTTTGTTAAATCTACTTAATGCTTGTTGATTGTAATCTCTTAATTTCATTAATCTTGCTGTAAACATACCTTTCAAATCGCTAGCTATTGCTTGAGATATTGAACCATTATCTTGAATAAATCTTGCATATCTCATACGCTCTCTTGGGTCTACTGGTCTCTTTTCTATAGTCTTGTTACAAGAGCTACATTTTTTTACTGGCTTATTGCATTTTGCACATTTCTTTATATGCGAAATGTCTTCTAACTCGTTTTCTGACACGTTTTTCCCTGATTTTTTTGTTTCGTAGTAATAGTAACCGCCTCTTTTTCCTCTCTTTACGTCTGCGTCTTCTGGAGCATCAGACGGTTTGTCTACGTATATTTTTTGTTTTTTAGGTTCTTCTTCTTTTGCCATTGACACAGATTGTACTGTTGCCTCTGGATTGGCTGGAGAATCTCCTACCCAGCTAACACTCCATAGTCCTAGCTTATCTATTTTTGTAAAACAAGATTCGTTAGGTGGACACACTTTGTTTTGATTCAAAGCTTCTCCCCTAATACTACTTGCTCCACGTGAACCATACTGTTGTATTTCTTTCCAGACTTTATCATGCATGTCTAGTTTATTGTGAATACCTACTTTCAATAATACTTTACCATCTTTAATCTTGTAAGCTAATGGTTGTCCAATTGGTATTTCATCATGTTTGTATGAGTAGATGCCATGCTTCATGTAAAAATCCATTGCTTCCTTTATGGTCTCTGTAGGAATCATGTCGCCCTGTTTGTCAACGATAGGAGCAGAAATGTATGTATTCATTACTCTATCATTGTACCAGTTGCGAGAAGTAGACCATTCGGTGTTCAAATTCTTGCATACACAATCACTCATCAAATCCGCAGATAAATCATCCTTTAAAACTGTTTGGCTATTATTCATAGTATCGTAGAAATAGTATTAAACTATTATCTTAATCTCCTTACTTCATAAACGTTTTCTAATCTAGCTCTTTTGTAAAGTCTTGATTTAGTAATAGGCACTCCTTCTGGCGGTGTATTGTTATCCCATACTTTGTTTCCTTTTACAACTAAGTAATGACTAGTAGTTTGTATCAAATACCATTTCTTTCCACGCTGTCCATACGTTGCTTTAGTCCATTGTCTAAATGTGTTGCAACCTTGAAGACCATCATAATTCATACTGTATCCGTATCTACGTAATGCATCACGCATTTCATGATTGTACATTCCTTTGATTTCGTTTACTTTACGTTTTGGTTTTCTAACAAATGATGCTGTGCGTAAATTAAATCCGCCCGTTGATTTGTTTTTGTTAGCTGCTCTAAGTAAATCTTTCTCAATGATGTCGTATCTTTTACCAGTAAGAACAGTCAATGCAGTAGGTCCACACCAAGACGTTCCGTTAGGATTCTTATGCGCTCTACCTTTCTTGTTTCTGACAGGCTTTGGTTTAGCTGTAAAGCTATCTAATGTTGTTTGCATTCTTCCTCCGCTAATGCTTGGTCTTCTTCGTCGCATCTTTTGCATATCCAAACTAAATCTTGTTCAATT